GTTCCAGGTTCCGCCGGCCGCCTCACAAGCGGTCCTGTTGGTCTCGTCAGAGGCAATGCCGTTGATCGTGCAGTAGCCGATCTTGGAGCTTTCGACGTCTGTCACTCTAGCGTCGACATCGCCAACGCTTGCAGAGACCGTCGTGAGCGTTTCGGACAGAACAGAGTCGGCCTCCTCGCGAGACTCACGCTCAGTCTTCAGTCGTGCGCTGACGGAGCCATCCAGGCTTTCCGGGCCATCGATCAGGTTGATGCGCGAGCCAAGGCTGGTGGCAAGCTCGCTCTCAGAGATGCTGTTTGACAACAGATCCAGTAGGTATCCCGGATCTGTCACTGTCGAGCAAGGCGTGCCGCCGACTGCGTTGTACGGGCCGGTAATGTTGGCCTGCGACACGAAGCGAATCCAGTAGTACCTTGTGACGCTGGCGCCCAGGTAGTCGACGTAGGACGTCGTAATGGATGTCGCGATCTTGACTGCGTCGCCAAGAGCGTCGGTATCGCCCCTCCAGATTTCCGTGTATGCGTAGTTCAGGATGCTCGGCAGGACCCAGTCGAGCTTGACGGCAGAGAACAAGCTGGTGGCTGTGAAGCCGTGCGGCGGCGGAGGGGTAGTCAGGTCCTGTGTCGGGTCGTAGGCGCCAGAATCGCCGGCCGAGGGAATTACCGGAAATCCATTGGCGCCAGTCGAGGAGTACGAAGGAACGCTCGCCAGACCGACGCCAACCAGATCGCGGAAGGTTACATTGGCGTCCAGCTTGTCGCCGGCCCGACCCTCGCGAATGTCCAGGATCTGCTTGATTGCCCGCGCAGCGTCAACGACAGTCCTGTCGGTGACAGATGGAATGGCCGGAACCCTGGTCTCGCTCATGTCATCGACTGTAGTTCGGCCGCAGAGGTGGCGACGGCTACCATCGATACCTCGTGAACGCTTTCGACCTCGAACTGCCACTGCTGTGCGGTGAAGCCGGAGGGCAGGCGGAATCCTGCGTTGCTCTGCACCGTCTTGACGAAAGGCTGGCGGTCGTCGGCATAGATGCGGAGCTCAACCGGGTAGGTCGATGCGCGAACCATGCCGTAGCTGAAGCTCACCGGCCTGATGAGGCGATAGACGCCCGAGCGCCAGAGCGCAACCAGCGGATCGGGTGAGTCGTTGTACCGCAGGATCTCGAAGTCCATCGCAAGGTACAAGGTGTCGGAGCGGGCGTCCGAGTGGCCGGCATGAATCAGGCTGGATGAGTTCAGGCTGGTGGTGGTCAACACCGCGCCCTGACCGGTGAAGTCAAAGACCAGCATCCCGCGATAGCCGCTCTTGTCCTGATACAGGACGTGGTAGCGGCTGTTGTGCAGGAACGCCCGCATCGACGCAGGGTTCAATGACTGCCACTGCTCGCGGCTGAATAGCTGCTCGGACACCACGCGCATGCCGTTGGCGCCGATGCTGACAACGCCGTCAGCGCCTGCGTACAGGCAGCCGTCTCCGGTGTCGACGATGGACTTCTTCGACAGACAGGCGTGGGGGAACTCCAGCCGCTCAAGCGACATCCCGCCCGGATCAACGCCCGTCGCCAGGAATGGGTAGCCGTTGGTCAGGACCGCAACAGACTGGCGGAACGTGGACAGACCAACGATCCGGAAGTCCACCGGGTACTTGTGAGGCCACGCATGGGGAAGGTTCGGCTCGCTCAGGTAGAGCGTGTTCTCCAGGAAGGCTGCGGCCACGCCGTTCGCCATCATCTTCAGGCCGCGCATGCCAGCCGGCGGCGGAACCCAGTCCTTGGACAGCAGCACCTCGCCGAGCTCGGCTTGCTCCTTGTTGTCCGTGGTTGCGGTGTCCGAAACCGGCACCTCGGCAACGAACTGGTACTCCGCATTGCTGCCGACCGTTGAGGTCCGGTAGATGCGCTTGCTGACGAGGTTGTACTCGCCGCCCACGCCAGTGCTCATGGCTTGCAGCAGCACCGGCTCGTTCGGGTCTATTGTGACTAGGGACGATGGCGGGGCGGCAGGGCCTTCTTCACCGTAGGCCGAGACGTAGGTGTAGGTGTAGGCGCGGGTTTCGCTGTTGGCGGCATCCGGCGGCTCTGCGCCAGACGCGATGATCGCAGTCTGTGGCGCCGGAATCCCCAGCGGCGATGACAGGCTCGGGTAGCTGGCGCCGGACAGAATCTGTTGAGACGTCGCATACCTCGGGCTTCCGCCGTCTGTCCAGTAGATCCTGCGGTACTGGTCGTTCGGAATCGGTGAGTTGACGACGTCAGTGTCCTGCTGAAACTCCAGCCAATACTCAGACTCATCCTCGGAGTCGCCGTACCGAAAGATGGTTTGCGGGGAGCTCTTGGTCAGCGGCCGGACCGCGCTCACGCTTCTCAGCGGCACCAGGGCTCCGCTGACCAGTTGCACGTTCTCGGCAATCTGGGCCTCTCCCGGTTGCAGCAGAAGGGGGCTGACAATGGGCTTGATCCCATTGAATGCTTTGATGACGATTGCAGGCATCTACGAACCCTCAGAGTAAGGCTGCCTCGGCACGCCTGCGAGCAACCAAGCCTGGAAGCACCCTGCCCCCGCCACGGACCCACAGTTGCAATTGTTCCTTAGCGCCCTCCCAGTCCTGCGCATTTATCTTTCGGCGCAGGGTGGACGTCTGAAGCCTGCCAACACCCAGGTTGTAGGCAAAGTCGACGATGGCGTTCAGCCTGCGCCAGTCATTGGTCGTCAAGGCCGCAGCCAACAGACCGGGACACTGACGCACCGTACCAGGGGCATAGGTGTTCAGGAGCTCATTGAGTAGCAACAGTCGCGCTTGCGGCTCAGTGACCGAAGGATCTTCGAGCGTGACCTTGCGGCCATCCGAGTAGTGGGTCGAGCCATAGCCTATGGTCGGGACGCCGGCCGGACACAGGTAAGGCTTCGCACGGAAACCCTCGAACCTGCGACAGAGCTCGGCGGCAATGCTCAGGTTCATAGACCGCGCTTCGCCAGGGTCCTGTCCAGGAACCAGTAGTTGGTGATTCCGCCAACCAGAGCCGCAAAGTCAGCCGAGAGCATCAGCTTGAACACCTCTACCGGAGACAGCCCATTGAGCCAGCCCATGTAGGCAAAGTAGAGGTGCGCGAAGGACCAGATTGCAAGGACCCAGTAGGTCACAACAGGGCGAACAGATGCGGACAGCTTTGCGACCCAACCTCCGGCGGCCTTCGCCATCTCAGTCTGTTGCTCAATAGCCGACTGGAACGCGGAAATCACTCCGGCGTCTACCGCCATGCCGTGCTGCGCACCGATCTCCTGGAGCTTCTGAGACCCGCGCTGCGCCTCCAGAGCGCACTGCTGCTCGAACATCTTGAGCTCGTGCAGACGCTCGTTCTTCTTGTCGAAGAACTTGAGGACCTCGGGGGCAAGGCGGAACGCGCCGCCCAGAAGGGAGCCGAGGACGCCCCCGCCAAGTAGTTCGAGCATGATTACTTCTTCAGTTGCATGAACGCGCCGGCCGCAAGGGCTCCAAGGAAGGCCATTGTCAGGGCTTGCATGATGGTCTTCCAGATCGTCTTCTTGGCGCCTCTCCAGGCGTCCAGCAGGCTGCGAAGCTCCTGGACGTCATGGACGGCGCCATCGTCGTGTAGGCCAATGGATTCCAGGGCCTCCCTGGCGCCCTTCTTGGCGGCCCGCTCCAGAAGGGCCTCGATCTGTTGCTCGTCCATCATGTGCTCCTGTGTTGCTGGTGGCGTCCTTGTCGCCGTGGGGGTTGCGTCTATGGCTCATCAGGCCAGTTGATGCTGAGGGGGAACCCTGGCTGCCCGGTGATGTCGCGCAGGGCTTGCCGGTAAGCTGCCCAGGCCGCCTTGTTTACTGGCGCATCAGCAACCTGGGTCCAGTCGGAAGCAGCGAGCTTGGCGCCCCGCTCGGCTCGAACTTCTGCGGCCAGTGCAGTGTTGCGCTCTTGTGTCTCGCCCGCACTGAGTGCGGCAATGGTGTACCCAAGCTGCCAGCGGCCATTGACCAGCACTGGAGACGATTGCTGCACCGGCTTGTGGGTGGTGGGGTTAAACGCCGGCGGCGCGACCGCGTGAACGCGCACGACGCCATTTGGCAGATCGGCATCCGCAACATTCAGCGGAAAGCTGACGTTGGGGAACCGCTGGTGAATGCTAAGAATTGGAAACTCAACGACACTGGAGTTTTCGATGATGGCGTACATGAAGAGCCCTTATTGTGATGATGTTGCGACTCTGCCGCTGCCTCCGACCACGCAGAACTGAGTTCCGGTCCAGGCGATGGCGTTGGCAGAGGTGGTGAGCCAAGGCGCAGCACTGAGACCAGACTGGTAGGCCCAGGTTGCGCCGTCAAAACTGGTGGCCGCTCTACCGTTAGCCCCGACTGCCAAAAATTGCAAACCCGCCCAGGAGATAGCGTTGACGGTACTAAATGTGCCCCAGTCTGTGGAGCGCAGCCCTGCTTGGTAAGTCCAGGTCACACCGTCTGGGCTGGTTGCCACATTGGAACTATTGCCGCCCACGCAGAACTGCGATCCGGTCCAGGCGATGGTGTTGACCGAGGTGGTACTCCATGCCGTAGAACTCAGCCCAGCCCGATAGGTCCAGGTCACACCGTCTGGGCTGGTTGCAGCACGACCACTCGCCCCAGCCACTAAAAACTGCGACCCGGTCCAGGCGATGGCGTTGACGTTGCTGGATGTGCCCCAAGTCGTGGAGCGCAGCCCTGCTTGGAAAGTCCAGGTCACACCGTCTGGGCTTGTTGCCACTCTGCCGCCATCTCCGACCACGCAGAACTGCGAACCAGTCCAGACGATTGCGCGGGCGGCAGGACTGTTGCCCCAGGTCGTGGAGCGCAGCCCTGCTTGGAAAGTCCAGGTCACGCCATCTGGGCTGGTTGCCACTCTGCCTTGATCGCCGACCACCACAAACTGCGAACCACTCCAGGCGATTGCGCGGGCAATACTAAAGCCCCAGGATGTAGAACTCAGTCCTGTTTGGAAAGTCCAGGTCACGCCGTCGAGGCTGGTTGCCGCAGAGCCAAGATTGCCGACCGCCACAAACCGCGACCCGCTCCAGGCAATAGCGTTGACAGAGGTGAACATCCCCCAAACCGTCGATCTCTTAGAGAGGTCGTCCCTGTAAGTCCATGTCGTCGCATTCGGGCTGGTCGCCACCTGCCCAGCGGCCCCCGCCGTCACAAATTGCGAGCCGGTCCAAACGATTGCTTCAATGCCGCTCCCAGTGAATTGCGGGCCGGACTGGCTGGACCACGTCACGCCGTCCGAGCTGGTTGCGATGTTGCCAAGTTCTCCACCTACCAAGAACTGCGAGCCGGTCCAGACGATAGCCTGCATACCAGGAGTGCCAAAGCCCGAAGAACTTAGTCCACTTTGATAGGTCCACGTCACGCCGTCTGGGCTGGTGGCTGCTCTAGCCAAATAGCCAACAACCACAAACTTCGAGCCGTCCCAGGCAACCCCCCGAGCGGCATATTGGTTCCCAAAAGCTGTAGAACTCAGCCCAGCCTGATAGGTCCAGGTCACACCATCTGGGCTGGTTGCGGCACGACCACTTTCTCCCACTACCAAAAACTGCGACCCGGTCCAGGCAATAGCCCGAGCAGCGTGGACGTTTCCCCATGCTGTAGAACTCAGCCCAGCCTGATAGGTCCAGGTCACACCATCTGGGCTGGTGGCTACCGCACCATTTTCCCCGACCACGCAGAACTGTGAACCAGTCCAAACGATTGCGTTGGCAGCGGCGTTGCCCCATGCTGTAGAACGCAACCCCGCCCGGAAAGTCCAGGTCACACCATCTGAACTGGTTGCGACTTTGCCCCTATCGCCGACCACTACAAGCTGCGATCCGGTCCAGGCGATAGCGTTGACGTTGTAGGCGTCGATGATGGTGCCCCAGTCTGTGGAGCGCAGTCCGGGCTGGAAGGTCCATGTCACGCCGTCTGGACTGGTTGCCACGGAGCTAGCATCGCCGACCACTACAAGCTGCGAGCCGGTCCAGGCGATGGCGCGGGCAGTTTGTGCGCCGAAAATCGACTGCGACTTGGACAGGTCGTCTTGGTAGACCCATGTGGCGCCCGCGACGCCCGCCCCGCCCGCCGCCATCACGATGCTTTTGGCGGTCACTTCACATCCCTCCCGAGCAACAGGCCCGTCCAGGTTGTGCCGCCGTCGTGCGTGAAGAATCCCAACACATCGCGTCCTGACGCTGTCAGCGTCGGCGCCGTGCCGTTCGCCCACTTCACGCCAGACCACCAAGTGATCGCCGCGCTGCCGCCGTTGGTCAGGTCGAGGATGAAGCTCGCCGCCGTGCCGGACGCGGGCACATTGCTGACGGTGAGCGTGGTTGCGCCGCTGATGGTGCGGGTGAAGTAGTTGCCGGCCCTAACGTCGATGTCGCTGGCGCCCATCGCAACCCTGGCTTCGCGCAGGCCGGTAGCCAGATCAACACCACCGCTGACGCCAAAGGTCATTCGGTCAGCAGCCTGGGTTCGCACAATCAGCGGAACCAGCGCACTCGTCCCCGTCTTGTTGGAGTCGATCAGGGCGGCTGCACCGGTAATGCCTGTGTAGAGATAGGCCGAGTTGTCGGCGTCTGCGGCGTTGTGCGCAATGAAGAACGAAGAGGCGGACGTTCCGTTTGGCTTCGCGGTAACGATGGTGTTGCCGTTGGTCGTGCTCGACTGAAACGCCAGCCGGAGGGACGGAGTCGCATTGCTCAAGTCACCCTGGATCAGGCGTCCGGTGCCGTTGAAAACCAAATCCCCGGCCAACGTGCCGCCTGCCAGCGGGAGGTAGGTGCTGGCCGCCGTCGCTGACTTCAGATACCCCTGGCCGACGACGTAGGCTGTTGTGGCAAGCTGCGTCGTGTTGGTGTCCACCGCCGCCGTGGGGGCTGCCGGTGTCCCAGTGAAGGTTGGGGATGCCAGGAGGGCGTAGTTGGCGATGGTGGCGTAGGCACCCGTCCCCAGCGTCCCGCCGCCACCGATGTTCAGCGTCGATCCATCGGTGCCTGCCAACGTCAGGTTGTTGCTGACGGCCAGCGTCTTTGACGTTGTTCCGCCCGCAATCTGGAACCCGGTTGCATTGGCTGTGAGGCTGAGTCCGTTGTAGGTCTTTCCGGTCAGAGCTGAGGGAACATCAGCATCAACAATGGCGTTCCACCCGGGCGCGGCCGAGGCGGCACCCGTTCCGGTCTGGGTGAGGAACCGCTTGCTGGTGGTCGTGTTGCCGGCCAGACGGACAACGTCTGTGCCGTCGAAGAACATGGTGTCGCCGAGCGTCGTGGTGGGCGCCAGGGCGTCGAAGGCTGCGGTCTTGGACGTGGCCCCGGTGCCGCCGTAGCTGATGCCAATGGCGCTGCCCTGCCACGTTCCAGCGCCGACCGTGCCGACCGTGGTGATGCTGGTGGAGCCGGCTGCTGGTGCGTAGGCTGTCGAAGCCGTAAAGGCCGCGCTGCCCAGGGTTCCACCAGTCCCGATGTTCAGAGTGCTGGAGTCCGTGCCGGCGAGCGTCAGCGTGTTGCTGACGGTAAGCGTCTTCGAGGTAGATCCGCCCGCCAGCGTAAAGCCCGTAGCCGCCGCCGTCAGCGTCAGGCCGTTGTAGGTCTTGCCGGTCAAAGCCGATGGCACGTCCGCGTCGACCAGAGCGTCCCAGGCCGGGGCGGCGGAGACGGTCCCCGTGCCGGTCTGGCGCAGAAAGCGCCGCGACGTGCTGGTGTTGCCGGCCAGACGCACTTCGTTCGAGCCGTCGAAGTAACTGAGGTCGCCCAGCGTCGTGTTCGGGGTGAGCGCGTTGAACGCGGCAGCCTTGGTCGTTGCGCCCGTGCCACCCTTGGCGATGCCCACAGTGTTCAGGGACAGAGAAATCGTCCCAGCGCCCGTCACAGGGCTGTTGGTCACTGTCAGGTCCGAGGAACTGATGCCGACGCTCGTGACGGTGCCGCCAGTGGCCCCGGTGACCGCGCCCCACACGAAAGCCGTGCCGTCCCACTTCAAGTAGGTGTCGGTGGTGGTGGGCGCGCTGAGGAAGCCAGTCGTGGCTGCTGCGGTCTGGTAGGCGATGCGGTTGGCCGCGCCGCCCGCGAGGTTGGTCGCGGTCGTTGCGGTCGTGGCAGAGCCGGCCGAGCCGTCGATGCTGACGCCCGTCAAGGACAGACTGGCAGATGATCTGTTGATGGCAACAGACGTTGTTCCGATGAAGAACGTCTGGTTGTTCAGCGGAAGGGTCCCACTGACCGCCGGGAAGGTGATGGTGGTTCCGTCAGTTCCGGCCAAGGCAAGGGTGTTGCTGACGGTCAGCGTCTTGCTGGTTGTGCCGCCTGCAACAGTGAAGCCGGTTGCGGCTGATGTCAGTGTCAGGCCGTTGTAGGTCTTGCCCGTCAGCGCCCCAGGAATGTCGGCATCCACAAGAGCCGAGGCCGACCAAGTGTCGGCCGCAGTGCGGCGCACAAAGCCGGTGCCGGTCAGGGCCTCGACTGCGCCGAGGTCGTTTGCCAACCCAAGCGTTGGGTTGCCGCTGACGCCGTCTCCGTTGGTGACGGTGATGCCAGCCGCCGGCTGGGTAATGGCTCTGTTGGCTACCGTGCCGGCGCCAGTACGCGCAATGAGTCCGTTGGCAGACAACGCAGCCAAAGCGGTCAAATCCGCATCCAGCGGTTGATAGCCAGACGTCAGGTCTGATGTCAGCGCAATGGTGCCGCTGGCATTGGGAATGGACAGAGTGCGCGTAACTCCAGTGCTGACACCAGAGACCTCGAATGCAACCTTCTTGGTCGGATCGACGTTGTCCTGGATAGTCGTTGCAGAGTCCAGGCTGCTCAGGGTGACACCAGAGATCGTGCCGCCAGTGATTGCGACAGCACTGGCGCTCTGAGTTGCCATCGAGCCCAAGCCCAGATTGGTTCTCGCCGTTGCGGCACTCGCCAAGTCGGACAAATTGTTGTCACTCTGGAGCATCAGCGCACTGGACGCAGCCGTCCAACGCAGCTCGATGTAGCAGGTAGTCACGCCGTTGCGAGAGCGACCCGAAGTCCCATCCTGCGCACGAGCAATAGTCCAGTTGTTCCCGACTGTTCCCGTGACCTTGACGATCTCGATGTTGATCTCGACGGCGGGGTTGCCAGAGACCTCATACATCGTGGCGTAGAAGTAGTTGTCGCCAGTGATAAGAGGAAAACTGCCGCCATTGACAACAGTGACCGCCGTCTGGGTGTTGTTGATAGAGCCAGACAGCGTAGTGCTGGCGTTGTTCTTGAACAGCAAGGTTCCCATGTCAGACGTCCTTCACGCTCACGATAAACTCAGCCTGCTTCACGCGGCCAGCGTTCGTGGTTGCGGTCACTGTGATCTTGTATTTTTGCCTGTTGTTGCCGCCAGACAGCCACTGTTTGATGGTTTTGCCACCCTCGACGACAAACGTGGAGCCGATGGTGAGCCCGGCGGGGCTGCAAACCACGTTCAGGGGCGACGGAACCGGAGGGTCTCCAGTCGAGACAAGAGTGTCTCCGCCATCGAGAACAGACGAGAAGTCGATGTCGTAGTCGAGTACGTCGGCCGGTTGCTTTTCAAAGGTCCCGAGGATCATTCTGTTACCTCCATGCGGCGATCTTGTGCCGGCAAGGTCATGCGGCGTTCAAGAGGCGCCGGCCTCGTAATGCTCAAGTCGACGCCAGCGACCGAGTACGCAACAGATGCGGTGACAGATGCTCCAAGCAGGAACCTACAGGTCGCCGCAGCCTGAGCCTGCGCAAACGCCTGCGACAAGGCGCCAATGTTGTGTCGCAAGACAGGAGCAACAGAAGACTGTGCCACAGCACTCAGCGGGGCCAACGAGGACAGAAGATAAGCGGCCGTGTTGGGGGTTCCGCCAGTAGCTCGCGCAATAACGCTTGCTCCACGCCTTGTCTTTACGAGAGCCACTGAAGATGCCGAGGCGGCACAAGAAGCTGCGGCCGCCAGCCTGCGCCTGAACGCAAAAGACGCCACCCCACTGAATTTAGCCAACGAAGATGCGCCCCGTGGCACTTCCAGAACGGCGAGCGCAAATGCGCCAGCACTAGGCGAAACGGTCGCCCCTCGACGCAGCCTCTTGATCGACGAAATCGTCCCAACGGCGGAAGGAGAGACTTGAGCTCCACGCTTTACGGACAAAAGCGCAGAAGCCGAAGTCGAAGCCAGTGCGCTTGCCGACACACTGATTCTGCGACGTGCGCCAGCAACAACCTCAGCGGAAGTTGCGGCGCCGATGGCTGCGCTTGGAAACGCCTTGACCTTGAGCAGCATCCCCGCCGACGTCGTTGCAGCAGCAGATGTTGCTGCCCCAAGACGCATCTTGGCGTAGGTGATTGGCGCCTTGTCTACTGCCTGAGCGGGGGTAACCGCATTTGCCAACAGACGCAGGCGGATTGCGGAGATGCTGGCGACAACCCGAACCTCGCCGATCATCTGAATCAGCGACAGACCATCCTCCGCCCCCGGGTAGGGGGTGTGGTTGATCGCGCCTGAGTTGATCGCGCCGCTTGGGATTGCGTGGCTCATATGAGCGTAATTTGCAGGCTTCCCTCTGGCACCACGACGCTGTCACCAGCCGACACCAGTCGCGGGCTCCCAAGAGAGCCCGAGTACAAGACGTTACCGTCACCAGCCGCCTGGCTGTCCCAGATGGCCCAGTGGGTGACCGTCTGTCCCGATGGGCCGGTAGACTCTGGGAAAACCAGCGCGGTGCCGTTGGTGACGATGATGTCTACGTCACCAACAACAGTCTCTGCGCCGGTCTCTGCGGTCAGGCTGTTGAGAGCCTGCCTCGCGTATCCGCCATAGGTCGCCTCGTTGCCATAGGTGGAGTCGCTCGGCGGTGCGGTGTGCAGCGCCAAGTACAACCCGGCCGGAGGTGCGAAAGACGCCCGGACCGGGTTCAGCGAGGCATCGAACAGCGCGAGCGCAAGGTACTTGGACAGGCCCGCCATGATCGATCAGGTCAGGTCGACCACCAACTGACCAGCCGGGATCACGACAACGTCGCCAGACTGCACGGAGCGGCTGGCGGACAGCGAACCCGAGTACATCAGGTACGCGCTGGTGCCCAGCGTCTGGTCAGACCAGATCGCCCAGTGGGTGACCGTCTGCGTCGCGCCGGTCGAGGCCGGGAAGTTGATGTCGCCAGTGTTCGTGGCTCGAACGATCTGTTCGGGCGCAACGCCGGTCGTGGACGACGACATCAGCGATGCGATGTTGACCCGGGCGTAGCCGGCATAGGTTGCTTCGTTGCCGCCAGTGTTGTCATCAGGCGGGGCGGTGTGCAGCGACATCCACACGCCGGACTTTGCGGTCAGGCTGGTTCGCGAAGACGCCAAGGTGGCGTCAAAGATCTGTTGAGCAAGGGCTCTGGAAAAACCGGGCATGATGACTCCTTAGATGCCTGGGTTGGGGAAGAGCGACGTTGAAGTCATCGCTTGGTGGAATCGATTCTATGAGTGGCGGTGCGAGCTACGGCGTCAAATCTCTTTGACCTTGACCAGAATGTCGCCCTGCTTGACCCGACCGCCCTGAGTCGTGATGGTGGCGCTGACCTTGTAGCTGTTGCCGTCCGTGCCGCCGGAGACGAACACCTTGACGATGCCGTCCGTCAGATCCGACGCAAGAATGGTCACGCCTGCCTCGGCAAACGCTGTGTGCGACAAGGCAATGTCGTTGTGCGACTCCAGGTACGGATTGAAGTCGATGTCGTAGTCCTGGACCTCGACCGGCTGTTTGCTGAATTTCCCGAGAACGCTCATGGTGGTGTCCTGTGTGCTGTTACCGCGTTACCCTGACGGAAGTGTTGCCGCCCGGGACGCTGGCTGTAATGACAGCGAACGGCACGCTTGCGACGTACCTGTCGGCTGGCACGCTTGTGGCGTAGCCGTCAGAGCCTGTTGTGGCACTGTTGCCAGATGGCGACAGTGTGTACGAGAAGATTCTGCCGTCTGTTGAGACAACAATCTGTTGAGCATCTGTTCCTGCCAACAGATGCGTCTGTGTAATAGGCTCCGATGAGGACGTTGTGTCCTGACGGGCATTGAATCCCGACAGGCTGGCGCCCTGCACCACGCCGGCAGACGTGCTGACGATGATCTGGGACGCATCAGCCGCCGCCAGAAGGTGAGCTTGGGAAGCCGTCCCTGTTGTCGAGGTGGTGTTCTGGCGAACGCTGTTGCCCGCCAGAGTGACGACTATGAAGGCGCCGCCACTGGTCGAGGTGTTGTCCTGTCGAGCGTTGGCGCCGGCCAGGAGGTGCGTCTGCACGACCGGCTGAGCCGTCGCCGTGTTGTCCTGCCGCGCACTGGCGCCGGCAAGGACGTGCGACGTGCTGACCGCGCCCGAAGTTGACGTGTTCGATGAGGCCGCGCCGTTGGCCGCCAGCACATGGGCCTGCGTGACTGCCCCCGACGTCGAGGTGTTCGGGACCGCGACGTTGTTGCCAGCAAGCGACCCGGAGCTGGAGATCGCTCCAGACGTGCTGGTGTTGTCTTGGCGGGCGCTGGCCCCGGCAAGAACGTGAGTCTGCGTGACTGCGCCGGAGGTGCTTGTGTTGGCTTGGTCGGCGTTCGCCCCGGCCAGGGAGTGCGTCTGCGACGCCGCCCCAGTAGTTGCGGTGTTGTCTTGTCGAGCGTTGGCCCCAGCAAGGACGTGGGTCTGCGTAACCGCGCCACTGGTGGACGTGTTGTCCTGACGGACGTTGTTGCCCGCCAGGGTGGCTGCGCCGGAGATGGCCCCGGAGGTGCTGGTGTTGTCCTGCTGTGCGTTCGCGCCCGCAAGGACGTGGGTCTGCGTGACCTGCCCGGAGGTGCTGGTGTTGTCCTGGCGGGCCGAGTTGCCGGCGAGGGTTACACCGGGCCCTGCCCCGCCGGATTGGAGCAGGGTGAGGAACATGCGTTACACCACCAGGGTCTTCAGGCGGTCGAGCGTGGCGGTCGTTTTAGCGACTTCGGCGTCAAGCCGCGTGATCTGCTCCAGATCGCCCACTGCCGCAGCCGATGCGCGAGCGCCGTTCAGCGCGGCAAGCCGCGCCTCCATCAGGCGGATCAGGTCTTCGATGCTCATACCAGCACCACCAATTCTTGCGAGATTGTGGAGA